ATACCATGTTCTTCAGCCAATTGTTTGAGTTCTTTTTTTGTAGATAGTCTAGCAAGTATCTCTACCTCGTCTTGTTTCATGTTTGGGAATATTTTTTCTAAGAGCTTAATTGCTTTGCTATTACTCTTGCCTTTTTGTTTAAATCCAATCCACTTATGGAATTCAATTTTGCCTGTGTTGCCTGCTTGGCACAACAACTGCCATTGCAACTTAGGATGACGGGTACCTAGCTCATTCCAATTTTTATTGTAATACTCGTTTGTTTTAAACACAGCAAGAGCTTGTTTTTCATAGTTTCCGTTTATGCTAGACACATATCGATTCAGTAGCCAGTAATTAATTGACTTGCGCTCTTCGTCAGACAGTTCGTCATATACGGATTTGGCACCCATATCAATAGCGCCAAGAATATCCTTTAAAGGTAATTTATCACTCATACATATAGTATACACTAAGATTGTAGTGCTGTCAAGGTGTTTATGACAAGTCTGTAATTAATTCTTTAAGTTCGCCAACAGTTGTAATATTGTCTATAGCATCGTCGTCTATTTCAACATCAAATTCGGTTTCAAGTTCCATTACTATTTCGACAACACTAAGACTGTCTGCTCCCAGTTCCTCTACTAGCATTGAATCATTAGTAATGTCTGCACCTTTAACGCTAAGAATTTTTTCTAATATTTTATTTAATCTATCGTCCATAATATTATTATAACAAAAACAAAACAAGTTGTCAACTAGCTCTGTTTATTTTTACCTCCGATGTAAGCTCTCCAATTCGTTGAAAGGCTTTGTATTTTGCTTCTTCCAGTTGTCTTATCTCGTTGCGTAGTAATTTATTTTCAGATGTTAATTTTCTGCACTCTTGGTTTAGTTTGATAAGTTCCCTACGTAGTTGTTCTTCTAGGGTATCGTTTAAGGATTCGTAATCAGTTTTCATTATTGTCTCGCAGTATATAGTATGTATTTACTAGTTTGGCTAACAATTTTTTTAAAGTAGGATTATTTACACTACGCTCGCATAAATCTTTCCAATCACCGTAACTTAAAAACTCTCCTTTTGCTCTTGCAATGCCGGCAGGGTCTCCGCCAATTATCCATCTTGGTTTTGCATTATGAGGCGGGTCTCTATATCTTGCATATACTACGCCGTCAGCACGTTCATATATTAACGCTTCGTCTGGGATAAGTTTATTTTTTGATAGCGACATCAAGTCTTCCTTTACTGTTTAATTTAGAATATTCTATTTTACCTAGAGAAGATATTTTACTAATCCACCAATCTTTGTTTTCTAAAATAAGATGTGCATTGCGCCCGTCTTCTAAAAATTTTCTAGCAGGCTGTGTATCTATTCTAAGCCATATAGATTTTGTAGCAAGACTATTAATGTGCTGTAATACATTAGACAAGTTTTCTGGTTCAATGTGTTCTAGTACATCGTTACAAAATACACACTCAAAGTTATCTTTAGTAATTTTGCTGAATTGTTTTACAGCAGGATCATATCCGTACCATTCTGACTGTGGAAACTTATTCTGCAAGTGTTCTAAAATATGTCCTTTGCCGCAGCCGTAATCTAGTATTGTTTTAGGATTCCATTTATTATAGAAATGTAAAAACTTTCCTACGTTTTTTAATTTGCCGCCAAATCCCTGTTGACGTTTTTTGTCAACATGAACTTTTTGTAAAAGTTTTTTATAGGAATCTGAAATTAGATTAGGATTCGGATCCAATTGTACGTCTCCAAATATCATCGTGATTGAATTCTGCCCAGTAAAGTTCAAATGCTACTCCGTCCTCGACACCTTCAAATTGATGAAACTTTCCTGGCTTAACTTGTGTAAAGTCGCCTGGTCCTAATATAGTTTCATCTACTAATCCGGTTTGTTCTTCGTCTTGCCAAACTCGTACAATCATTTTTCCAGATTCAACATAGAAGCCATTCCATTTAAACTTATGCATATGTTCGGAACATTTATATCCTGCATTGTATTCAATCCTATGAAATTCTAATACACCGTTCTGATGTATTAATTCTGTTTGGCCCCAAATTTTTCCTGCTTTCATTTTTACTCCTTATGTTAAAAGCGAATAATCAATTATTTCACTTTGTCTTGAAATATCTTTTACAAAATAAACGCAGTCTGGTTGTGACCCGTTTGTAAGAGGAACAGTTAGTAACTGACCATTCTTAAGTTTAGGAAAAAACCATTTTACATCATTGTAAAAGTTTATTATCTTTATATGTTTAAAATCTACTTTAAATCCCGTTAATGGGTTATAACAAAAAGCCTCAAAGCCACGATCATTAATACTTGTAAGTGGTAGTACTTCTAGATCTAATCCACTGTAACCGTCGCCGACTACAATACTCCAATCAAGTGGCATAGTTACTTCGTGACCGCCAATATCTAAAACCATAGCCGGAGAACTAAACGATTCTAAGAATATCAAAGGTACAAAAAAGAAATCAGGGTCTTTAGGATCTGAATTATCTAGTACACTGAATCGCACATCCTCGTCCAGTTCTTCTGGTAAGTCTTCCAGCATAAAACATTTATTTTCTAACGTTAAAATTTTCATATTAATTCCAGTTTATTTTTTCTATTGTAAAGGGATATTGTGCTTCTTTATAGAATTTTTTTCGTTGAGTCAAATGTCGTTTTGCAAATTTGCACGTCGAAGTGATATCCCAAATTTGCACAAAATCTTTGTCTTTTGCCTTTCTTACGCCTCTGCCTATACTTTGTATTACCCTGACAAAACTTTTGCCAGGCTCAATGAGAACAAGATTAAAAATACGCGGTATGTTAATACCAACAGACGCGACCCCGTATGTTGCGATAACCACGTGATTAGTTCCTTCATTGATTTCATCATAAGCATCTTTCCTATCTTTTAATTTTACATCTCCCTTTACAAATACTGATCCTGGGATTAGTTGTTGTAATTTCTCGCCTGCACTAATTCTGTCCACAAGAATTAGAGTGTTGCCTGATTGTTTTACATTGGTTAATAGTTTTGCAATATATTCTATTCTTGCATCATCAGTTACTAGATATTTTAGTTCTGACTGATAGTCTCTATGTTCTACTACATCTAGCAATTGACATATGTTAACATGACACTGAGCAAGTACACCTTTGTCTTGTAATTCTTTTGCTGTTATATTACCAATAACAGGACCCAAACTTGCATGAATTGATTCAAACTCAAATCGTTCTTTAGGCACTGTTCCTGTTAGTCCCCAGCGTATAGGTGCATTTTTTAAATTACGTGTAAGTAAATTCTTTAACACTTCTGCTTTAGCTTGGTGTACTTCGTCAACAATAATTGTACTAACACCTTCTAAAAATTCTGCCAAGCTCAATACATCCTCATAGTTTTTACTTTTCTTATCTAGTATGTTTAGACTTTGCCAAGTGCATATTGTGTGCGTCTTGCCTATTTCTTTTCTATCGCCAAAGTATACACCGACGTCCAACCCGCAGTTAATATAATCTTCTTCTGTTTGTGTTACTAATGATTTGTTTGGTACAATAACAAGACTGCGGCCATAGTCTTCAGTGATATGACTTAGTGTGGCTGTGGTAATTGTTTTACCTGCTCCTGTTGCAATCTCTTGTAAACTTTGTGGATTGTTTAAAAAGTTATTAATTGCTTCTACTTGGTAGTCACGTAGAATAATATCTTCGCCTTCTGCTGGATGTCCCTTGGGCCATACAACGCCCTGATCCTTCCAATAGTTTTCTGTTACTGGAGTAAAGTTTAGTTTAACTGGGTGTCGCCTGTCTTCTATGTCTGCAATTTCTACACCGTTTTGATTTAATATTTCACAAATAGTATCAAGATGATTAACATATCCAGTACCGCCAATTCCAAAGAATGCAACTTTACCATCCCATCTACCTAACTTATACTGGGGCATATATCGTGCATAAGGAACTTCAAACTTTAATGAGTTTGCTATTTTACGCCGTATCTCAACCGGCAGTCCTTCTAATTTTACGTTTACTTCGTCTTCAACAATTATTCTACAGCTAGTCATAGTTCCTCTATTGATGTTGTAAACTGACCCCTTCGTGTGCCTGCACCAAACTGCATAATTGGGCTTTTGTCAGTATCGTAATGTATAATCATATCATGTCCGTCAAGATAAGATTGTACTCTATTATTATGTCTATTGCTCCTTAGGCATAATACAGTTTCAGCAGTAAAGGTAGACTTAATTAAAGGTTTTGAAATCTTATTACCACTAATATACACTATTTTTGTATTTTTTGCAATCGGATTATTTAATGCTTTTTCTTTTACAAATAAATTAAAAGCTTCGCCTTCTTGATGTGTATTATCTAATCTAAACATTACTGAACAATCTTCATTTGCTATAATATTTCTAAAAGCAGTATAACTAAACAAAAGATGGTCGTACGCTTCGTGTTCGGGTATAACTACAAGGAGCGGAAATCTATTTAATTCTAGTAAAGATTTTACAACAGCATCTAATTTATAATTATTAGAATTAATAAAAATATTACTTTTTGTCCGGTCAAGTATTTTTGTAGTAAGGTTGGTTAAATTTTTATAATTAGATGCTAATATTTGAGAATCAAAATTGTCTAAACCTAAAAGTTGTTGCCTGTCTTTAAATATGTATAAATTTTCTTCATTGGGCATACCATAATTTTCAGCAATATAATTCATAGTAGACTGAGGGATGTTTTTAATTTCTAAGTTATATATTCCAGGAACATATTTTTCTTTTTCATTTAATATTTTTTCTACTTTTTTGCTATAGGTAATTATTTCTTTATCTATCGCAAAATCTTTTTTTCCAAAGATCTTTACTATAGTGTAAGCAGTTATTTCGTCAATATCAAAATCGTGTTCATGCGTGGAATATTTTCTATACCCATTTGAAACTTCTTTTACTTTTTCAAGATCTACAATTACTTTTTTTGAAAAAGGAAATCGTATTCGAATTATTGGTCCGTGATCTTCTTGTATAATTTTAACAAACTTATCTCTATTAATAGAACGCAACGGCATACGTAGG